GCCCACCTCGTGCGTTGTTCTGCTGCGACCCAGCTCGCACAAGTCGACGCTGACCCAGATGATCGGGCGCGGCTTGCGCACCATCGATCCGGTCGAGCATCCGGGCCTCATCAAGACCGATTGCGTAGTCCTGGACTTCGGCACCGCGACCTTGATGCACGGATCTCTGGAACAGGACGTCAATCTCGACGGACACCAGCATCACGGTGAAGCGCCCACCAAGGACTGCCCGTCTTGTGATGCCACCGTCCCGCTCGGCTGCCGCGAATGCCCGCTGTGCGGCTTCGTCTGGGAGAACGAGAACACCAACGACACCGACGCACTGGCCGATTTCGTGATGACCGAGATCGATCTGCTCAAGCGCTCCAACTTCCGCTGGTGCGACCTGTTCGGCTGCGACGACGCTCTGATGGCGACTGGCTTCAACGCCTGGGGTGGCGTGTTCTTCCTAAATGGGCGCTGGCACGCCGTGGGCGGAGGTAAGGATCTGCAACCGCGCTTGCTGGCCGTTGGCGATCGCACAGTCTGCATGGCCAAAGCCGATGACTGGCTGAACGACCGCGAGTCGGCGGACTCCGCGCACAAGACCCGGCGCTGGCTGAACGAACCGCCGACGCAGAAGCAACTGCAGTATCTGCCGCAGGCGCTGCGCGCCGACTTTGGCATGACGCGCTATCAGGCCTCGGCGCTGCTGTCCTTCCAGTTCAACAAGTCGTCGATTCAGCGCCTCGTGGTCGCTGCCAACGATGCCCACCGGGAGGCCGCGTGAAATGTGCAGTCTGCTCCCGAAAGGCCAAAGGCTTCGGCTACTTCGATCCACGCCTGCCGCGCAGCGATCCACGACGTTACTCGGACCGCTGGGTGTTCTGCTCGATGCGCTGCCAGAGCGCTTTTTCGCGGCTCATGGAAAAGACGGGAGGTCACATGATCGATCCCAGTGACACGGAGCTCGCGGCTATGGCGTCCTGCCTGGCGCCGCTTGGCGAGTACGTGGGCTCCATCGGTATGCAACGACCGCTGGCGGACTACAGCAAAGACGAAGTGCTGATGCTGATCGACGTGGTGGTGACCGCCTATCAGGAACACATGCTCGTCGAGCACGAGCGGATGGCGGAAAAGGATCGCGCCTGTCTTGAGGAGCGACTCGCCCGCCAAGGCAAGCCGGCTTCGACGGGAGTGCCGTTCTGATGCTGGATTTCAATCACCGTCCCAAGATCCATGAGCAGATCGGCGTGCTCATCGACGCTGCACTAAGCGCCGACCGTGACAACCAACCCCGTCGCAACTACCTCGGTGCGTCGCGGTTGGGCGTCGCCTGCGAGCGCGCGCTGCAATACGAGTATCTCCAAACCCCTGTCGATCCTGGCAGGGACATCCCGGGTCGCGTGCTGCGCGTCTTCGAGGTGGGGCACGCTCTCGAAGATCTGGCCATTCGTTGGCTGCGCATGGCCGGATTCGATCTGTACACCCAAAAGGCCAGCGGCGGTCAGTTCGGCTTTTCCGTTGCAGGCGGCAGTATTCAAGGGCACGTCGATGGCGTCCTGAACGGCGGCCCCGCAGAGCTAGGAATGAGCTATCCCGCCCTGTGGGAGTGCAAGACCATGAACGACAAGTCCTGGCGGGATACGGCCAAGCACGGCGTCAGCAAATCCAAACCGGTCTATGCCGCGCAGATGGCCATCTACCAGGCCTACATGGAGGCCAGCATCCCGGGCATTTCTGCGAACCCGGCGTTGTTTACCGCCATCAACAAGGACTCCGAGGAGATCTGGTTCGAGCTGGTGCCGTTCGACGGCGGCCTGGCGCAGCGCATGTCCGATCGCGCGGTTCGGGTCATCACGGCAACGGACAGCCAGGAACTGTTGCCGCGCCATGCGACCACGCCGACGCATGTCGAGTGCAAGTTCTGCCCCTGGCAGGACCGCTGTTGGGGTTCGACATGATGACTGACAACATCATCTGGCTCGACTTCAATGACGCCCCTGAGCAGCGCGACGAACTGGCCACCGACACCGATGCCCTGCGTGCAGGGCTGCTGGACCGGCTCGAGGCCGTTCTCCACTACCTGTTTCCGCAGGGGCGCATCCGGGGTGGCAAGTTCTACGTCGGTGATGTCGATGGCAACCCTGGCAAGAGTCTGGTGGTTGAGCTCGACGGACCACGGCGCGGCCTGTGGAAAGACTTCTCCACCGACGAGGGCGGCGACATCATCGATCTGTGGGCTCGCTCGCAGGGCCGCTCAGCCCGCAGCGACTTCCCACGCGTCGCCGCAGAGATCCGGCAGTGGCTGGGTCTTGCTCCCTCGAGCATCACGCCAATGCGCCGCGATGTTCGCAGCGTGCCGATGGACGACCTCGGCGCCTACACCGGCAAATGGGATTACCTGACTCCCGATGGCGAACTGATCGCCTGCGTCTACCGCTACGACCCACCGACCGGCAAGGAATACCGCCCCTGGGATGTTCGCGCCCGCATGTGGCGCGCCCCCGACCCCAGGCCGCTCTACAACCTCCCGGTCATCTCGAAGGCGCGAGAGGTCGTCGTGGTCGAAGGCGAGAAGTGTGCGGCTGCATTGATCTCTTGCGGTATTGCGGCCACCACCGCGATGAACGGCGCCAAGGCACCTGTCGACAAAACCGACTGGCATCCGTTGGCCGGTAAATCTGTTGTCATCTGGCCGGACCGGGATGCACCCGGCTGGGACTACGCCGAAAGCGCAGCGCGTGCTTGTGTAGCTGCGGGCAGTAAGTCTGTGGCCATCCTGGTGCCGCCCACCGACAAGCCGGACAAGTGGGACGCCGCAGACGCCGTCGACGAAGGGTTTGACTGCGCGACCTTCATCGCCCAGGGCGAACGTCGCGTGGTCAAGGCGGCGGCTCCCTCTCTGCCCACCTTCTCGCTCGGCGAACTGCTCGACGACAACTCACCGCTGCCACCCGATCTGATCTCGCCGCGCGTGCTGACGCCGGCAGGCATGTTGGTGTTCGGCGGGGCGCCCAAGGTCGGCAAGAGTGACTTCCTGTTGTCGTGGCTGGCTCACATGGCGGCTGGCGCGGCATTTCTGGGCATGCATCCACCCCGTCCGCTGCGGGTGTTCTACCTGCAGGCCGAGGTCCAGTACCACTACCTACGCGAGCGCGTGAAGGATGTGCGCCTGCCGTCCCACCGACTTCTGGACGCACGCGCCAACTTCGTAGCCACACCGCAGCTACGGCTGGTGCTCGATGACGCGGGTCTGGCGCAGGTGATCCCAGCGATCGAGAACGCGTTTGGCGGCGAGCCTCCCGACATCATCGCCATCGATCCGATCCGCAACGTGTTCGACGGCGGCGATGCCGGTGGCGAGAACGACAACGGCGCCATGCTGTTCTTCCTCTCGCAGCGGGTGGAGCGGATTCGCCAGGCGGTCAATCCCGACGCCGGGGTGATCCTCGCCCACCACACCAAGAAGCTCGGCAAGAAGCAGTTCGAGGAAGACCCCTTCCAAGCCCTGGCGGGCGCGGGAAGCCTGCGCGGTTACTACTCGACGGGAATGCTGCTTTTTCGACCCGATGAAACGCGCACGACTCGCCAGCTCATCTTCGAGCTGCGCAATGGCGCGGGTATCCCGCAGCGGCACGTCGACAAGATCAACGGTGAGTGGCGGGAAGTCGACGCCAACGAGCGGCTGGTGATGAAGGACTACGGCCAGCGACTGGATGCAGAGCGCCGACGCAAACGCGACGCGATCCTCCAGATCCTGTTCGAGGAGGCCGGCAACGGGCACTGCTACACCGCCAACCAGTTCGCGGAGTCCTTCGAGGGCAAGGCCGGTCTGGGCGGCGAGCGCACCATCCGCGAACGCATTTCCGCGCTCTCGACGCAGGGCTGCATCAAGTATTTCCGCAACGCGGCTGACTACGGTCTGCCCTCCAGCGGCCGCACCAAGTTCGGCTATCTCTGCGTCGAAGGCATGGTGCTGCGCATGCCAGCGGGCGATGCCGACACGGCCACCGGCGAGCTGCCGATGCGCGAGCACACGGTGCTCCCCACCCACTACAAGTGCCCGCATTCCGGCACCTCGATGCCCGTCGAGAACCCAGATGTGTGGGTCTATCACGACGAACTGAACGATCCGGAGACCCCATGAATATTGCCCAATCGGCAGTTGGCAGCGTCGTTGCCAACTGCACTCATTTCCCTGCCAACTACCCGCAGTTGGCAAACCCCTGCCAACTGGAAGCCCAGGTAAATCAAGGCATTGCGGGGAATGACCCGCAGTTGGCAGTTGGCAACGCTGCCAACTTGCCAACTGGCGCAAACCCGCGTGGTTGCTGGACTTTCTCCCTTTCTCCAGTTGGCGAAAACTCCCCCTCCTACTACGTAGGAGAGGGACCAGAGAGTCCCTCTACCCTACGTTGGGGGCTTGCCGGCCACCCGGACTCAGATCATCGGCGGCGATCCGTGCCCTCGATCCTGGCACTGGACCTTGGCACCCAGACGGGCTGGGCAGTACGCGACCGCGACGGCGCCGTGACCAGCGGAACGGCATCCTTCAAACCCCAACGCTTCGAAGGCGGCGGCATGCGGTACCTGCGCTTCAAGCGCTGGCTCACCGAGATCAAGCAGTCCTGCGATGGCATCGATGCGGTGTACTTCGAGGAAGTCCGCCGCCACGCTGGCGTCGATGCGGCCCACGCCTACGGCGGCTTCATGGCCCACCTCACCGCATGGTGTGAGCACCACCAGATCCCCTACCAAGGTGTTCCGGTGGGCACGATCAAGAGACACGCCACTGGCAAAGGCAATGCGAACAAGGACCAGATGATCGGCGCCGCTCGGCTGCGTGGCCACACGCCTGCCGACGACAACGAAGCCGATGCCATTGCCCTCCTGCACTGGGCGATCGAGACGCAGGAGGTGTGAGATGAAGGTTCCGACTCCCGCATACCGCTGTGCCCTGGCTCGACTGCAGCCCGATCCCCGTCCCGATCCCGAGCAGATCAAGCGCGAAGGATGGCGCGACCAACAGATCCTGGTGATCTCGCTCGACGACACGCGGCTCGATTGGGTCGAACGTGAACTGCTTCGTCGGATCGGCGATCTGCTGTACGGGCCAAAGGAGCGTCGACATGGCTGAGTGGACGATCGAGACTGTGGCGGACCGCTTCATCGAGGCCGCACGAACCGCCCACCGCCTTCCTCCGGTTCGGGTGCAGGGCTACTTCAACTGCTGGCCAGCGATCAAGCGCATGCCCTGGGAAAACCTGGGCGCTGAGCCACCGGTCTACCGCTTTCCTCCCGACCCTGCTGCCATCGATCGGATGCTGGAAACGATGCGTTGGGTGCAATGGCTGGAGGAGGAACAGCGCCACCTCGTCTGGATGCGGGCACAACGCTACCCGTGGAAGGCGGTCTGCTGCCGCTTTGGCTGCGACCGCACGACCGCTTGGCGTCGTTGGCAGGCGGCGCTCCAGCGGGTGGCAGGTACGCTAAACGGCCCCAAGCGGGGAACTTGACTGGCAATCTATTGCACTAGGTGGTATACTTTTCCGATGAGAAGAGTGTTCCGAACCAGAACCTTCACCCGCTGGATGCGAAAAGCGGGGCTGACAGATGATGCCCTGTGCGATGCCGTCTCCGAGATGGCCCAAGGACTCGTCGATGCAGACCTGGGCGGCCATGTGGTGAAAAAGCGGGTCGCCCTGCCCGGACAGGGCAAGCGAGGCGGAGCCAGGACCATCGTGGCCACCAAGATGGCGGATCGCTGGTTCTTTCTCTACGGATTTGGCAAGAACGAACGAGCCAATATCGACAAGGACGAACTGAAAGTGTTCCAGGAGGTGGCGAAGGAACTACTGGGGTTCGATGACCGACAACTGGCAACCGCTCTGACGGCCGGAGAAATTGTGGAGGTGTGTGATGGCAACGACGAAGCGTAAAAGCCGCATTCTGGACGAGATGCATGAAACTGCCCGTGGGCTGCACGGAGCTGGCTTGATCAGCAAGCGGCGTATGGGTGAGTTCGATGCTCTGTGCCATCTTGATGTCCACGAGATGGCCCCGCGGAAGATCAAGTCCCTGCGCGAACAAGCTCATGTGAGCCAGGCAGTGTTTGCTGCCGTGCTGAATACCAGCTTGTCCACGGTGCAGAAGTGGGAAGTCGGCGACAAGAAACCGAGCGGCCCCTCTCTGAAGCTGCTGAACCTGATCGAACGTAAGGGGCTGGAAGCGGTCATCTGAAGCGATCTCACGCCGGGATCCGGTGAGGCCGTTGCGTGTAGTTGCGAACAATCGCGACGCCGTTCGGAGTCCTGCGTAACGATACGGGTTTCAGCCACTTTTTGGCGCGCAACATCCTGAGGTTTTTTCGCTAGTATTACGGTTAATCTTGCGAGCATTGGGTGCGTGAAGGCCACGGAGCGATCCGTGGCCTTCATCGTTTCTGCCTTCGCGATCCGACCCGCCGAGCGCGATGGGTCCTTCCTGGCCGAAAAGCCATGCTGGTGGCGCGAGCGCGACGCTTTTTTAGCGTCAGGCCGCAAATACAGGTT